TCACAGGCCAACCACCAACTCACCTTCGTTGTAGTCCACCAGTTCGCAATCCGTGGCTTCGGCGCGGTCTTCCAAAAGACCCTGCACACGAACCGCAAGGGCCTCGCCACGCGGGGCACCGCCAACCTTCAACAAGCCCGCTTCGTCCTTCTGCACACGGATGTATGCGCGGCCCTTCATCGTGGCATTGAACACCTTCACCGCATCGCCCTTGCTCAACCCCGCCTTGCTGGCAATCGCAGCCGGAATGGTAATCTGGGTGATGATCCCCTCTTCACCTTCCTTCTTACCCTTCCACTCATAGGCGCACACCCGCACCTGAGTAGCCGCAACGCTCCGCTTCTTAGTAACCGGAACAACCTCATTCCACTTGATGTTCAGCATAGCCATTTTCATTCACTCCAAGTTGTTACTCATCACCATCGTTCTCGTATGCTTCATAAGCCGCATCCGAGTCCACACGCACTTCTCGGCAGTAATCCGCACATTCCTCAATCAAGCGAATTGCCGTATCCTCATCAAAGGCTTCAACCTCATACCTGTGTACGTTGACAACCTCTTTAATCACCACAAATCCCCTCAACCTGTCACGATTGCCATTGTCACTTACGCGATAGATTGAACAGTCGTCAATCAGCCAACCTTGCTCATCCGACACAGCATTGATGATCGCTTCGCTAAAGCAGCCATCATCCATATCATCCCTGATCGCCTCGTCATCTTCATACTCAATCTCAACAGCCGAAGGGAGGTCCACATTCTCCCCATCTGTGTTCCACACGATTTCCTCAACAACAATCTTTGCCATCACCAGCCTCACTTCTACGTGGATTGCTCTCCAATCCGGTTGCGATGAGATATTGATAACACGAAACCTTAACCCGTCAATTGACTATTTTTGCTTTTGTCAACATCTTTGAAGTTACCAAACCGCTATTTTCAACAATGTTTGTAATGAATGGCTTACCCTCTGACTTACAAGCACATTTCCCGACCCGGATATACTGACGTATAGGTAATGAAAAAGCCCCTGTGGAATGCACACCACAGGGGCCTTTGTGGGCCATTAACCCACGCGCGTTCATATTTCCGGGCTTGTTATCGGGAAACGCCCTTCACCTTCTCAAAGGTGCGGAATCCACCGAGGCCAAGCATACCCAACATCACCGTCATTAGCAGTTCAGTGGGAAGGGTCACCATTGCCACGGTAACCCCACAAAGGGCCGAAATCTGGACCAGCAGGGGAATGAAGATGAAAATTGCGAACCCGATCCCACAAACCCACCCGATGAAGGGACGCCAGCCCGCAACAAACAGGTTGCCGCTCTTGGCCTCTTCCGTGTTCACGTTTGCCTGAGCAAGCGCAATCTGCACGTCTGCATTCAGGCAAGCCATCACCTCTTCGTGGTTCATTTCCATAAGACGGGCTTTAGCCTTAGCGGCTTCGTTGGCATCTGGAAAAATCTTATCCAGCACGTTACCAACAACACCAATCAAACTATCAATACCAAACACATCAACACCTTAAGCAATAATGCCAACAATCTTCAACAGCGGGATCAACAAGCCAGCCTGACCCAAAGCACCAAGCAACGCCCAAAGGGTGAGGCCAATGGCGATAACCACGGGCCAAGATTCCTTCAGGAACTCAATGATTGTCTTGGTCTTTTTGACCGCATCCAACGCCTCTTCGTGACGATCAACCTTTTCACTAAGGGCATCCATTTTTTCAGACAGATTCGTTACTTCGTTCTTGACGTTAACAACCTCAATCTTAACATCAACAACGTCATCCTGTAGCGTTTCCATCTTTGCCAGCAAACGATCCATCATATCCCTTAGAAATAGGTTATCCGCCACTTTATGTTCCTGTATTTATTAATTGTTTACACTTTTTGGAACAGCAGACTTAATAACCGCCACTTCCAAATCATATTGCTCCAACGCGCTTGGATTTCCCAAGCGCGCATCCTGTTCCGCCGCACGCACTGCCGCATCAGGCCAACGAGATAGGATCAACCATCTACGCTTTGCCTCCCAACCAATGTCTTTCGGACACAAAGCCATCAAATCAACCAACCACTCTTCCATAACTTACTCCTTATACAACGCAACCGCTGCAACACGTTGAGCCTTAGCGTTCATCGCCTTGATACGAGCCTTCATCTGTGTACCACTTGGCTGCGTAGATACATCGGCACGCGCTTTGATAATGCTGTAATTGCCATCATAGGAACTCACAACGGTTAGCGTTGCAGTGGTCCACGTTGCGCCATTGTCACGCGACAACTCCACAATCAAATCAGTTCCAATAACCGCCGAACCGCTATCATCTTTCCAAAGGAAATATGCAACCATCGCAGACGGTGCGGATGTAGCCGAAACCGTTGGCGATTGGAGCGTCATTGTAGACGAAACATAGGAAATCACGATGCGGCCATTACCGCCCGTAAGATCGCCACCCATCTGACCATTACCGATGCCCGATACATAATCGGCATCACCAGTACCAGCAGCAGTTTGGTTAGGGGCTTGAGTGTTAACTACAGTGCCAGTGAGATTAGCAACATAGGACGAACCACCGCCGCCACCGCCGCCATATGAACCACCACCACCATAGTAACCACCACCGCCACCACCAGAGGTGCCGGAAGATGTCGCGCTTCCTGAAGTATCACCGGCACCACCCGCATACTGTGAACCTGCGTAAGCGTTACCGCCCGAGCCAGTACCAGCAGCACCACCAGCCGATTGCGTACCGCCCTTACCTGTGTAAGCAGTGCTGTACTGCGAATAACCATCACCACCAGTAAGGCCACCGCCAACACCGCCACTGAGTGCTGCATTGCCGGAGTTACCAGCACCACCACCTGCACCTGCCGTTACAATATCGGCAGTACCACGGCGAATGGCTGATCTACCACCACCAGAACCACCGCCATTGCTACCAGCAGCACCGCCGCCGCCATAACGTGTTCCGGCATTAGCCGCACCCGCTTGACCAACTACAAACGTAAGCGTTTCACCGGGGGTAACAGCCAACGTACCAGAAACAAAACCACCACCACCGCCGTAGTCTGCATTACCAGAACCCGATGTCTGAATGGATGATCCACCACCAGCACCCCACAACTTCACATTCAACGATGTGACACCAGCAGGGACAACAAACGTCTGATCGGAACCCGTGTAGGAGTAAGCCGACTTTATCGGACCTGGGCCGTAATAATAATTTGGCGCTGAAGATGTCAGTGAGTAGTTACTTGAACCAGTGGCCCACTCATCGGAACCGAGTTCCCACTGATAACCTTGCATCAACGCACCGCTTGAAACAGCGGTGTTCAACATCATACGCAAATTCGTAACAATGATATCTTCTTTTGATGGCAACGTTGATGTGAATGACGCATCAACCAACCCACTCTTAACCTTTGTCAAAGCCATACTTAAACCCAAACCTTTCAATCATACCTTAATAATGAAATTCACCACATACGAAGGCTGCATATTGTTGTGGGCCGCACCGCCACCAGCGGAGGAAGTGGTTGTTGTGGTGAAGACAGGACCGATGCCTTGCACAAAAGGAGTAGTTCCGCTGCCGCCAAGACCTGTGTAATCGTGGGTGTGGGCTGGCATTTCACTAACTGACAAAGAGTGAGTTTCCGCACCAACCTTGCCACCCAATGTGCGCGCCGATAGACCGGAACCATTTCCGGCACCGATTGGGGCACGACCACGCATATCCGGGAGGTTAAAGGTGGTGGAACCATCACCGGCACCGTGTGCCGTGCTAATCGCAGTGAACAACGCCGCATAGGTAGTGCGGCTTACTGCCGAACCATCACACAGCAACCAACCACTTGGGGCGGTTGTACCGCCAAACATCGTGATTGATCCCGAGGGGATTCCGCTGATCGTTTGCCAGGAAGGCGATGTGGTTGCACCGGTGCTTGTTAGCACCTGACCACTCGTTGATCCTGTTGCATCCAACTTGGCAGTAGTTACAGCCTTATCAGCAATCTTCTGAGTTGTAATGCCTTGGTCTGCAACCTTGCTCGTAGAAACAGCACCATCAACAATCTTACTTGACGTTACGTTGCCATCAACCAACTTGCTGGTGGATACCGTACCATCTGCCGGAACACCAATTGACAGCACACTTCCATACTTAACCTCAATAACAGAACCGTTTGGCGGTGCCTCGCTAAACGTCAATGAAGTTCCTACAACCGTGTATGTGTTCTTATTCTGGTAAACACCATCAATATGAACTTCAGTTGCATTCAACGTGCCTGGGTCAGCAGCAAGCGTGAACAGCGTTTGAGAACCATTGCCGGTATAACGGTCAACGTTGATCGCACCAGCACCAGCGCCAGTGCCAATTGCAAACCAACTGTTGGTCTGAGCATCAGCAACAATCGTTGCCGCACTCCATTGGGAACCAATCTGGTATGAGGTTGTGCCGTTGATGCTATCCGCACCAGTAACAGCCACATTCACCGGGTTTGAATCACCAGTCTTCTTTGCAACGGCAACACGCCATCCCTCGCCCACCAAAGCGATGCTTGGTAGCGTAATGGTGCGCGCACCAGCAGACGTATCAACACGAACAAGGTTGCCAATGTGGCTATTGTTCAATGTGGCGTTTGCTGAAACATCAATAACAGCATTATACATCTGCCCGGTTGCAGCATTGCTTGCGATAAGGGCACTTGCAGCAGCGTTAGTCTCACTTACCAGGGCATTGGCTGCACTGGTGGCCGCATCATTGGCCTTGGTTGAAGCGATCCCCGCCTGAGTGGTGGCAATGGTTGCCTGAGCGGTTGCCGTTGCAGCCGCGTTAGAAGCGGTTGTGGAGGCATTGGTTGCCGTGGCGGTATCAGCCGCCACCGTGGCCTTATCAGCCGCCACAATGGCCTTATCCGCCGCAACGGTTGCCTTGTCGCTGGCAACGGTGGCCTTGTCACCGGCAACAGTAACCTTGTCAGCCGCTACCGCGATGCGGTCGGCTGCCGTAGCGGCTGCGTCTGCATCTGCCTGGGTACGGGCGGCAATGGCAATGTTGGCCTGGGTGGTTGCGATGGTGGCCTGAGTGGTGGCGATTTCCGCCTGAGCGGTGGCGATAACCGCCTGTGCGGTCGCATCCTGCACAATGGTATCAAAGTCATTGCTGGACATTTCCAAGCCAGTGCCAGCCGCATTTACCTTGAGGGCCTTATTGGCAACCAGTGGCGGGAAAATCACATTCTTGAAAGCGGAACTCTCTGCAAACGTAGGCGCTCTATCAACCTGTTCCTGCAACTGCACCGCAATATCGGTCAACTTATCAACTGCATTCTCAAATGACTTCTGGCTAACCTTACCGCCATCTTCCCACTTGGTATCCTGCGTAATAGAAACAACCTTCTTGATGGTAACCTTATAACCAGCAGGAGGAGCGGTTACGAACGTAACTGCGCCACCATCACCGTTAACCGTAATGCTGTAATTGAGTCCGATGGCCTGAACAGTCTCAACACCAACAGCATCCGTCAGGATCACAACAGCATAATCACTCTTCACCATAGGGAAGTCGTATGGGAAAACCTTAGTTACACCGTTACCGTTATGGTTGGCCTTATTCCTTGTTACACTTCTTGACATTCCAAATCACCTTTACCAACAGAATGGCATTCCTCCATATTTATCCATTGCTTCCGAAATCCGGTCCCCTATCGGGGGCATTTCTACCCGGACGCCACCAAAACTTTTGCCCGTAATACTTCTTACGGTTCTCAATCTGCCTTGAGAAAATTTCATTAGCGTTTGGCGTGATTGCCTTCGTAACAGCATCTTCAACAAGCCTGTCAAACGCCAAGCGGCCATACCAAATATTGTTGCCAGGGATGTATTTCAGCAGGTTCCTATTTTCGGAAAATGCAGACTTCCACATCTTGTCATATGGCTTTCCATTAGCCATCGCATTGAAGAAGGACCAAGACGGACGCAAAACGTCATTCGTCAACTGAACCATTGGACCAATGGTGGCGTTGAGGAACGGCGTCACTGCATCGCTTGAACGCTTCTGGCGAACGCTATCAATGGAGGTCTTCAGGTAGTCACCGATGATGCCACCAGCGCCACCCTGGAAAAACGCATCCATCCAAAAGCCTGGGGTATCCCAACTACGTGGATCGCGGCCCGCTGAAATATCCTTCAACGTGAGCGCAATTCCGCCAAGCAATGTCATACTCAGCGTGAAGCCAGCCGCGTATCCAGCACCTTGGGAGAATGAATTCTCAACACTTAGCATTCTGCCAAGGTGAGAATAGATTAGGAGGATTGGATACCTCTTATACATAGATACGGTTCGGCCAATCTGACCTTTCAAATGTGCGTCGGCAAAGGTGCGCTCAAACTTCCAACCAGCCGTAATGATTGCCTTATCGGTTTCTGCGTTGATGTATTGCCCCACCTTAACCGCCGCCTCTGCTGCGCCTGGTAGCGTGGCCTCCATACGCTCCAATGCGGCAAGGTTGATGTGCGGGATACCGTTCCTGTTGAGGGTTGGTGACTGGCGGATGATGTCCCACTCAGCCGCGCTAACGCCGTTGATCTTCAGGCCGCGTTGCAACCCGTTATCCAGTTGGTCAAAGGTCTTGTTGAAGGACTTAGCAAGCGTCTGAGCCATCGTGACGCTAAAGGCCACGCGACCGGCGTCCGTGTGACGGGTGAGGCCCGACCAGCGAAGCACCTTATCAGCCATCACCGTTCCAAGGCCCTTGGCCTCGGCAACTCCATAGGTGGCCTCTGCAAGAATGTTGGCCTGTAGGTGTTCCACCTGTAGGCCCAACCCCGCCGCAAACACCTTGATTTCATCGGCGCTCTTGCCCGAGAACAAACCATCCAGATAGTTCTTCATCACTTGAACGATGGGCATATCATTAAAGCCAGCCGTCCAAGCCAACGTGCCAAAGTCACCCGTTGCGCTCAGTAGGGCACTACCCAACTGCGCAGATGCGATAATACCGCGTGCGTTATCCCAATACTTTGCATTCGTCTGATTGATGGCACCGAACGCCCTACCGTTTGCGATGTCCACCCATTCGTCAATGTGTTGAGCAATGTTATTCTCAACCTTGATAAGTCCCTTCACATCGCTGATTGGCTTACCAACTCTCTCGTTCTGAATGGTCCTGATAGCCGTAGCCTTAAGATGCTCAATCCCTTGAGCAACGTTAGGCCCAAATGTTTCCATCTGAGCAATCTCACGGCTCATATTCGTAATCTGCTTAATGGCAGTGCTTACAATGTCACGCTCACCAAACCGCTCATTGTATGAAAACCAACCATCACCAGCGAAGTGAAGGACACGCTCATTATCATACTTGTTCGCAGTGGAAGCCTTGCCCTGGAACGTTGTTGACTTCTTATTGTATCCGTTCGTGGCAATCGTCTCATACATCGCATCCAAAACAGCGTTCAACTTCGGATCGCTCATTGGAAGACCCGTGTAATCGTCAATCATCTTAGAGCGGTCAAGCAATGGCTTAACGAAGGCCACCCATTCCGCCTTGGGCACCTCACCAACCTTCACCGAAGAGTGAATGTGCTGAAGATCGTAATTGCCACGCTTCCCGATGGCACCACCAGCCAACGCAAACCTATCGCTTACATAATCAAGAGACTGCCTCACACCATCGGCAAATGCCTTGGCCCACTTGTCGCCTGTGCTGATACCAACCATTTCGGAATAAATGTTCTTCTGCGTGCTTTCCAGAACTTCGCCCTTGAACTTCCTTGGCAGGTTGGCGATTGCCTCTGAATAGAACTTCTTCGCCTGTGCTTCAATGTAGCGTGAGCGATATTCAAGGCTGTTGAACGTGTAGCGGTCGCGCCAATCCGGGGTGAAAATGGCATTTACGGCCTTCATTACATCATCAGCGTTTGCAATATGCGCGGCCAAGTTCGCGTGCGCCTTCATCTGTAGGGCTGCACGGAACGCCTTGATGGATGCATTGTTGCGCAACTGTCCAACAAGTGTGCGCTGGGCCAGGGAGGCGGCGGCTTGTGGGTTCATCGCACCACCAGCCATATGGGCTTGTGACGCAGCCCGGAAATCATTGATTAGTTTCTGACCATCAGCAGCATCAATGAAATTCTGTCTAACCGCATTGTTAATACACTTCTCAACCATCACTCACCATCTTCCATTAAATCTTACAAGCCTCCAACAAATCCGCCAGAGTGTGAGCCTTCTCAATCTCTGCCTTTAGGTCAGCAACCGAAACCTCCAAACCCGTATCTGGATCAATAACACGCCCATCAAGGTTATCGTTTAGATACGCCATCGCATCGTTAAATGCTTTGTCTGTTACCGCACCATCACCAATCAACTCCTTTGCTGACTGCTGGACCGACGCAATAACATTGTCCACGTTGGCAACAGATACCTTCAACTCATCCGCCGCCCTCTGTAGATGCTCACCCATCACCTCAAGGTTAAGGCGCTCATCAAAGGAATTGCTGATTTCGTGGATGTTCGCTGCAACCCTGTCAAGGAACGCCTTCGTTTCCTTGTCCATAAAGGAAGACTTCTTTGAAATCATCTTGTCCAAGGCATCTTCAAGAGAAGAACCCTTATCAAGCATATCCTCAAATAGCGCACCCTCTTTGTTGGTGAGGTTCCCAACGATGTCTTGAACAGAAAGCGTCTCGCCATCCCGCATCCTGTTACGGATTTCGTGGAGGCCAACCAGTTCACGGATTTTGGATGGGTTCACAGTTGGATGCATTGCATACAATTCGGCAAAGGCAACCTTGTTGCCCTCTACCAACTTGGCTTCGTCCAGCACCTCAAGGGCGGCGGTAATCTCCGCTTCTTCCCTCGGAGCATTGGCTTCCATCTTCTGAAGGCGGCGCTCACCGGCTGCGGCAATCTTGCCAACTCGGGAAACCTCATCCCCCGCCTGCCTCAACTGCTTTTCAGCAATGCCAATCTCACGGGCGAAATCCTGGGCTGCGCCTTCCTTGATGGACGCGCTATCCAGTAGGCGGGCCTTGGCTGCATCAATGTCTGCCTTGGCGCTGGCAACGATGGTTGCATATTCACCCTCAAGGGCCTTGCGTTCCTTTTTGGGAATGTTCTCCGCAAGGCGCTCATTGATTTCCTTGAGGCGGGTTGCCGTGGGTTCGTCCAGTCCGTGCTTTGCCAATAGAGCGGGGTCCGGCAGATCACGGGCGGCTTCCGCACGCAGCCGGGCAACCTCGCTATCAATCGCGGTCTTCTGAGCCTGCAAATCCGCCAAGCGGCCCTCAACGTCCCCCTTGGCTTTCTCTGCCTGGGTCAACATCCCCTCGCCCATACGGCGCTGAAGGCGTGCGTTGATTTCCGCCTTCTGATCCATCAGCACCTTGGGGTTTTCCGTGTAGTGGTCCACCAACTCACGGAAGCGGGCATACTGGTTCTCTGTCAGGTAGGAGGAAAGAACATCATCAACCTCCCTGCCCGTCAGTGACCCACTGGCAACATCCCGAGACAGCCCTTCCAAATCACTGGCGCGGGCCTTCAGCACATCAACGGTTTCAGCCGTAATCTTAAGGTCCGGGCTGTAATCCATATCCGCGATAGCGCGGGAAACCTCTTGGTAGTTTCGGAGATTGGTTGCCAGGGTTTCAGCATCAACATTGCTCAGTTTGGTGTTGAGCGTGCCAAAGGAAGCCACGTCTTCAATTGCGTGGGCATCGCTAATAACCTTCAACTGGTCTTGAACCTCGGGAGGCAACTTGCTTTGGTGAGCCTGTAGGGTCTGAGTTGCAGCCCTGGCTTCCATCGGATTCCCGCTGGCAATCTTACCAACCAGATACTTCACACCCTTAGCCGTGCCACCAATCACACCAGTGAGGGCCGCGCCACCAACAGCCGCACCCGCAAGGGCCATACCCGTTTCCGCGTTAACCTGTTCGTTGGTCAAACCTTGCTCACGGGCAAAATCACGGACACCACCAGGCGCGAACTGGATCGCAGTTTCGGCAACCGTATTGGCACCCGCATTGACCAGCATAGAGAGGCCCAATGCCTCAACGGCAATGGGGGCTGTTGCAACCGTGATACCGATGTTGATGGGGTCAGCCATTGAGCCTGCGGCCTGACCAATGAACCCACCAACCGCGCCACCGAATGAGGCGCGTTCGCTCACATCTTGGAAGACGTTGCGGGCTTCCTTGGCCTCATCCAACACACGCTGATTAGCGCGCTGGCTCACTTCCTCATAGGTCAACCATTCTTGGCCGGGGCGCTCGGCGCGCAACTTCTCAATTGCCTTGTTGTATGAGGCAACGTGCCCACCATTGAAATCTGAGGCTGGATCATCCTTGGCTGACCATTCGCGGTTAAGGTCACCGCTTGAAGGCACGTTGTGCCCCTGTGCCCTCGCCGCCTCAATCTGGTCATTCAACAATTCATCGTGGTACTTGTTGTAGTACCACGAACGCGAAATGGACATTTTGCTATGCAGGGAATCCTCAATACCTGCATCAAAGTTCTCATTGAAGTTGGTTAGCACCTGACCTTGCGTTAGGTTGTTTGCAACCCAATCCTTCGCATCGTCAGTAATATTAAGAAACGCCATTACTTAATCCCCAAATCTTGGTCAAGGCTATCAAGCATCCTCTTCTGAGAAGCAACCATATTAGCCTTAATGGTGGGAACAACCTTACCCATATCAAGGGTGTACGGCTGTCCGTTTCTATCAGTGGCAATCACAACCTCTTCCTTGTTCCAGACAGATGGCTTGTTGCGGAAGCCAAGAATATAGGTGCCATTGTCATACGGGATGAGAGTTCCCTTCTTCTTCACTTCATCAACCGTCAACTCCCTGGCCTGCGTACCGAGGCGAACCATTGGCATTTCGCCATTACCAGCCGTCTTCAAATCCGTTGGCTGCATCCAGTTCCAAAGGGCTTGATGGCCCATTGAATCCTCACCCTTTGCGAAGGGAACGGTTTTCTTTCCATTCACCTCAACGATACGACCACCAAAATACTTATCAGCGGCCTTCGTGATTAGGTCATCATCAACGCCCTTGATTGTCTCGCTCGCCATTCCGAAATACATATTGCGCAAACCCTGCACAATCTGACGGCGCATAGTGTGGTTTGGATCAATGATATTTAGACCAAGTTCGTCAACCACCCCATTAATCTTCGCATCCAGCGTCTTATCCGTATCGCCCAAGAAAGCGGGATTGGTTTCAAATCGCTTGCGACCTTTAGCCATCGTATCCGCTGCATCCTTGTCGCCAGTCAGAAGGAAGTTCACCTCATCGGCAATGGAAGAGTCCTTCTCGTGCAACTGCTTAAGAACACGCTGCATCTTGTCAGGGCTATTGCCAGTGAGTTTCTGCAAGACCTGCGTATAAGCACGCTGTTCATTTGCACCACCACTCTTGAACACGCGGGTAAATGCCTTTGCTTCATCGGGAAGAAGGATGTTTGGCTCAACCCCGTACATAGTGCGGGCGCTTTCCACTGCCTGGGCACGGGCTGCGATGCTGTCCTCATTGGTCAAATCCAGAGGGGCAACCTTCGCAATGTTGTAGGTTCTCATATAAGAGAGAACATCACCGGATGAGCGAGCGGTTGAAAGATCGTTGAACATCTTAATCTTTCGCTCAAACACATCCTTATCCCTGGCATCCAATTCACCGGCCTGATACTTAGCCAAGCCATTGGTAATCTCGGCTTCCTGAGTTTTGTAATCCTGCCCCTTGAAATCAATGAGTTGGGAAACAGAGGAATGGGCATCCTCAAGGCGCTTCATCAAACGCCCGCCGTCCAAGTCGCTGTAACGGGATACAACACCCATAATCTGCTGGTAGTCCTTCGGAACACCGCCCTTCTCTTCCAACTCCTTAATTGCAAACATTGCATCCTGACGAACCAAGCCATACTGAGCCATTCGCAAGGTGCGGGCCTCGCGTTCTTCCTGCTTACGAAGGGCATCCTGTCGCTTAATCTCAGCCTGTGCGGCATTGATGAGGGTTGCACGCGCGTTGGTCTGTAGGTGCGGAAACTGGTTGCCGTCCTTCAGTTGTTCCAGCGCAGCCCTTGGGTTGTTCTCAACCACAGTCAAGCCAAGGCTGTAATCAACCTGATTACCCAAGGCTTCTTTCTTGCGCTGCGCAACTTCCGGCGCAACGTGGCCTGCATTGACCAACTGATCCCAAGCGGAAAACCTCTTATCAAGTTCCTGATAGATCAACTGCGGGGTATCAGCCCACTTATACATATTGGTTGTTAGAACGTTGTCGCCGTCTTCAACCTTGGCAATACCCTCACCGGCAACCTTCTTACGGTAATCTTCCCTAACCTTGAACATATGGGAACGCGCGGAACCCATAATGGAGTTCTCCAAGTGAGACAGCGCCTTGATGTCACTAACTCGCTCACGCAGCCCAAGGCGATATTCATTGGACTTAACCTTGAAGTGTTCCATCTGCTGTTCATATGGAAGGTTCTTGGTTTCATCCTCCAACTTAAAGAAGAAGTCCATCATCTTGGTTTCTTCGTCGGCAACCGTGTTCACACGTTCAGCCGCCGCAAACTGTTCGGAAATCACATTGCCAAACTGCTTTGCAGAATTTGACAACTCCGATACTGCGGCCTGCTGATCGGCAAGGATAGACGGACTGATATATGCACCAGTGCCTTGCGGAGAAATACTTTCCTGGTTTTCATAACTCTGAATGCGCGGCATTCTTCACCTCAAATCATTACGGATCAAAATACAATTCACCATTGGGGCCGGATGGAACCGTTGTGTCTTGCACGAATGGTTCAATGGTTGATCCTTGATTGAACCAACCCGGATTCATATTCGCCACCATAGAAGCGCCTTGGAGAAGGGAAGCACCCGCGCGCATATAACCGGATTGAACCGCCATATCTGCGCCCCAGCGCATACCTGCGGCCTCGTTCTGGCCCCGGATCGCCGCCACCTCGCCCTTATGGATGATCGCCAGCCGGTCAAGTTCGGCGCTGGCTGCGGTATCAGCCATCATCAACAGCGGGCTTCCCTCAGTGCCCACAACGCCATTAGACGCGAAGGCGGCTTCCTGACGGGCCAGGAAGGCGCGGGACTTCTCCTGCTGTCGCTTGGCTTCGTATTGCGCCCAATCGCGGGCGCTTTGGGCGTTCATTTCCGCCACCTGGGCGTTGTACCGCATCAACGCGGCTTGCTGCATACCGGACTGAACCGCACCGATTGCAGAGAACGCGGTTGCGCCAAGGGCCAAAGAGGTTGCCACCGTGGCACCAGCGGCAAAGCCAATGCCACCCGTTGCAACACCTGCAATCAATGGAACTGCTACAGAACCACCCATAAAATCACTCCTTAATCAACGCATACCGGAAATAATCTCTTCCGTTCGCATACATTCTATCCAATCCGACTTTCTCAAACCCAAGCCACTCAACAAACCTTTGCCCTTGTGGGAAATCAGCCCTCACTTGCGCTTGAAGCCTTACATATTCAGTCATCATATTTTCAATGTGCCACTTAACTTCCTTGATGATGCTCTTTCGGTATCTTGGCAGTTTGTCAGAGAACAACGCCCATAGTTCGCCATTACCCGGTTGAACCGTCACAACACCACCCATTGCAATCACCTCACCGTCATACATTGCAGTGAACGCATATGTGTTTGCATATGCTGGCAGATATTGAAGATGGTTAAGAAACTCCTCTCGTTGCTCCTCACGCACATTCAAACCACTTAGTTGCAACTCATTGAATGGAACAAAGATCATCGCTCAAGGCTCATATGCATAATCACCGCCAAGATATTTAGCGGCAACGGCTTGTCCTGCTGAACGTAAATCTGCCCATCAATATTCCAGCCACCACCCAAATCAAGCGCCTTGTGTTCGGTAGTAGCCTGCGGTCCTTCGTGATATGGAATTGAGAAAATCTCACGCATATCATCCAATGACTGTCCCGCCATTCCACCAACTGACTTATAACAGTCAAGAGAGATAGAATGGATTACCTTCTGCTTTCCTTGTGCAGTGCTGGCAGGGTTCACCTCGGCGCGAAGCGTTTGGAGAGTAGACGTGTAGCCAAGCCCAACGTGGACCTTGCTTGCTGCCTCATCCAGCGTGATGGCACCACCCACAACCGTAGCCTCTGATTCGTTGGCCCCATCCGCGAATACCTGCACGGTTTGCCCTTCCAAGTGGGAAAGGCCGGTGATGGTGGTTGCTGGGGCGCCGTTGTAGGTCAGCCCGCTATCCACATAGAACCAATCACCGTTATCCGTGGCATCAACCGTGCTTCTGGTCAGAACCTCCACATAACGCTTGGTGGTTCCGTTGATGGTGCGCCTAACCACCATCCAAAGATCATCCTGCGTGCCGTCCGGGCTGGGGATCACGCACACGCTCTCCACCTTTCCGCCGCCGCCCAAGATGTGGCGATGCCAGCCGGTAACCTTCTGGTCCCTCATATACGTGAAGCCCAAAAGGGTTCCATCTGCCCGAGGTGCCCACAGGATGCGATTTGGCCGGGTCTGATAGGCAAACTCGCTCACACCACCTCTTGTGATGTGCTGCGCAAGCAACGTCATCTCAGGGCAACCATACGAATCGCTATCAAACTGGTAAGCCAGTTCGTGAACCACTTCCTTACCGCTACCAACAAACATAATTGCAGAACCAATCTGCCTTCCCTGAATGTTGGCACAACCCAACACCTGGACACGTTCCGTCTTAATGGTGGCCGTTGCAATTGCCTTCGTTGCATCGTTGGAGAATAGACGCCACACGCTATCAGACGTGCCAATCATAAGGTCGTTCTTGTTATTCACATCAAACCAATAGATGGCATTCACCTCACCGCTATCAAGCGTCCAACTAATGGCGTCCGTATCAACCAACTTATCCGAGGTTGAGAAGTCATCATAAACGTTGGTACGGGATGCATAGAGGGTTTGGGGCTTCTCAGAGGTGCCACCGAACCACAGGCGCGCGCCATAGATCGCCACAGCACGCGGCTGGTTGGTGCCCCAAAACGCACCAAACTTGAATTTTGAGGTGGCGTTGACGTTCTCAAAATCTCGCGCCGTGGCTACCTGCACAGAGGATGGCGAGTTGTATGCAGTGATGCGCCCATAACCCCACTTAGCGCCCCCGTGGAGGGCAACCAGGCGGCCAACGTCTGCACTGGTGAAGGGGGAGAAACCCGAGGCGTTAACCGTAACTGTGCCCGTGGTGCCGGAAGCGGTGAGTTTCTTGCTATCGCTCACGTTCTCAGGGAGGTACGGGCCATCAAGGAACAACTGTTCCTGAATGGTCCAACTGGCGTGGCCTGTGCGGCTCAACACCTGGGGAGGGTGAACGCCATCGGACAACCACATCTTATCATATGACTGAGAGAACTTAAGGTTCCAAAGGTCACTTTCGCTGAATGGCGTTGCAATCTCATATACGGCATTTGAACCGTTTAGAACCTGCCCATAATCCTTATAGACCCTCATATAAAGGTGCCCAAACTCCAACACGTAAGCCTGAGTTGTTCCGAACTTGAACGGAATGAGGCGCGTTTGCTTATTGCAATCCTTCACCTGAGAGACAAAGCGAGTGCCAGAACGGCGCTCCAAACCACCATATGTCTTAATAATGAAATTCTCCACCTTGGCCGCACTGTTGCGGTATTGCTCAAGGTTGGAACGCGCATAAATCCAGGGAGTAACCTCACCGCCTGTAAACGTATTTTGACTAATTTGCACCATACAGCCACCTTAAAAGAACACGGTGTGAATAACGTTATCATCAATGTAAGTGTCACCCTGCCCGCCTTCTGCGGAATCAAGGAAGCGCGCCTCAGCAAGCGTTCGCTCATAACGTTCTTCCATCAACTGGACCAGCGAACCCTGGCCCGAACGAGAGAACACGATATCCGCCGCAAGCCTACGGGCGATGCATTCACGCAGCATTGGGGTGTACTGGCTGGCATCGGTAATACGAGCCACATAAACGACGTTCAACGTTGGAACATCAGCAAGGATCGCACGACCTTCAGGCTTAACCTGTTCGTCAATTGAATTACCGTTGGCATCGTAAACCTCAAGCACTCGCAAACAGTATGGATCGGTTGGGAGCATAAACTTGTATTCATAACCGAATGCAGGCTTCTCCACCAACGGGGCCAAGGTTGCCCTCGTTAGACACACATTCCAATTGTGCTGTTGAAACACCTTATCCCTTGCGTGCGCGTAATATCTCTCACACAAGATTGCCGCTTCGCTCTTTCCATCAAACGCCGTAATACGACCATCCTTGATATAACCAAGCGCAAGGTTGCAAATGCTGATTTCGTTATCCTGTTCAATCATACGAACACCTCAAAACAATATGGGGAGGCTTTCACCTCCCCATATTTATCAACTACCTATCAAATCAGATTGTTAGGCAATCTTGGCCTTAACCTTAACAACAGCCTCTTCTTCCATACGAACGGCACCGATGAAGGTAGCAGTCTGGATAGCGAAGTTATTGTTGTGGGTCGGCAGGCGATCAATCGTAGTAGACGGCATATCGTTGTAACCAATCTTCACCGCGTCAGCGTCAGCAAAGATAAAGTCAGCAATGTTAGAGCCATCAACCGGGCACAGATTGGAAACAACCCAAGTGAAGCCATACCAACGTGCGATGGTGCCTTCAACCAACGGCTTAACAGCGTTGTAGTCAGCGGAACCAACCTGAGCAATTGCAAGCAACTGGTCCAGGGCTTCGGAGTTCACGATAGCAATACGGTTCTTGGTGGAAACACCCTTCTTATCCAACAGTACCTTAGCGCGACGAACCTTGGAGAGCGTCAGGCCGGTATCAACGCCGCTATTGTCATAGTTAGCAGCAACAGTCTGACCAGCAGGCAGAGCAACAGCAGCACCGCCCTTGACAGTAGCGGAACCAAGGAACGCATTGATGATAACTTCATCGCGCTTGATGCCAACGGCTTCAGCGTGACGCTGAACCAACTGGCCGGTTGGGTCTTCGCCGCCCATCTTGATGATTTCATCATAGGAAAGAAGATCGGCGCGGCCATACTGAGCGAGGTGGATACCGCGCTGGTCAATGGAGAGCGCGGAGAACTGCGTTTCAGTACCCTTGGCACCAATGCTATTCAGCGTGGCAGTACCAAGACGCTTGTAATAAAACGTGTCGGCATTCTGGACAACCTTGTTAGAAATCAGGTTCCAGAGTTGAGACTGTTCCTGAGACTTGAGATACCAGCCCTGGTTAAACGTATCCTTGAAGGCCGGCGAAAAATCACTAAATCCGGTAATAGTAGACATATCAATACCTCATTCAAAATGAATGGTTGAAAATTTATTGTTTGAAAGTCGCTCGCGTTATCCGGCGAAATAACCGGGCGCTAAACTTGGTATGATTTGCCAGCCCATACCCACGGCTTCGCGGTCCTTCGGAACGCTTGGTGAGTGCTATCGGGGCACATTCAAAATGGAATGCGTTATCCCTGCACTCACCCAATCAATCTTATTTATAATCAAAAGCCCGTATTTTGGGCCTTAGCCTTATAAATCTCTTCCTGCAACCTACGAACCTCTGACATCACATCCTTGTGACGCGGATCGTTTCCATTATAGAAAGCAACAAAGTCCTTAGAGGTCTTGTCATACATAATCTCTTTGATACGCGCCTCCGCATTCACAACATTGAATGCACTTCCGGCGCTATCACGGATCGTATCTTCTGCAAACTGGCGGGTGAAATTGTGAATGGCTTTAATGAAGCCAGCATCAATACCAGCCTGAGAGTTAGCAAAACGGTCTGCCGTTTCCTTTCCACCAAACTGCACAAGAGCGTTGTAAACACCCCTAATATTCTTGTCGTAACTGGTTCCCCATTCCTTGCGCAGTTCGGTTTCCGTCTGCTGGGCAATCTCATTGAAGCCCTGCACCAGAGTGGTTGCGTATTCCTTCGCAATCACGTTTGCGGCCTCGTTGCTGATACCGGCCTTGTGGGAAATGCCCTTGAGCCAATCCACCTGCCGGGGATCGGCCTTGATGCCCTCGGGCAAGATGATTTCGTATTTGTCCGGGGCATCCGGTACGCCCATCTTGGCGCGAAACTCCGCAACCTCTTCCGGGGTCGCATTGGCACCAGGGAGGCGCACAACATCCTTTGCACCGCCCTTGAGGGATTCCAGGTTGGAATAGGACTTGAACACGTCTTCAAGTCGCACCTCGCCGGTATCCGCGTTCCAAAACTTATCGGGCACGTATTCCGGGCGGGATGTGGCGGCTTTGGATTCTGCCTGGGGCTTGGTGGCCTCTTCCGCCTTCGGGGCCTCTACGGCGCTGGCAAGCGGGCTGGCGACCATCGTAAGGGCTGGGGTATTGCTTGGTTCGGCGCTGGCATCAGCAGCCGGGGTAACGTTATTCGCTTCTTCCATTAAATCACTCCAAATCAGTTTCTTGGGTAATTGCAATCAACTTCTCATATGGCATCTTCAACGCATTGATGAGTTCCAACCCAACCGCACGCTTTCCCTCAAGGAAATACGTCTCGTTAGCATCAGCCCCAACACTGCTATCAAATGCACCAGTGTTGCGCATAAACCACTTAAGCGCCTTCTCGCCATCAGGCGTATCAAAAAGGCGCTGTAGGGCCATAATCTCTTCAGCCCTACGCATCCTCAAATTCATAAAATCAAACATTAACCACCATTACCAAGTGAGTTCATAAGCGTATTTACCGGACCTGACGTGTTGGCAGTCACACTTTCAGCATTAGCCAACTTCTGGATTCCATCCATCATCTGCTGTTGCTGCATCATCTGGTCCTGTGCCTGCTGCGCCGCTTCCTTGTTCGTCTTAACCGTATAATCGGAAAGCACGATGGAACGCGGCAGGCCGTACACTTCCGCCACTTCCTTAGCCAAAGCGTCACCATCAAAGCGACCAGCCAACGGGTTTTGCGGGTTGAAGAACGGGGCCAGGTTGCCCAACAGGCCAAAGGTGCGGGCAATCGCATCCGCCTTGCGTTCCTGTTGCTTGCGGGCAAGCGGAGAGGTCCACACTGGACGCCACACCTTGCCTACCAACTGCTGGGGAACAGGCGGATACACACCCTTGCGGGAAAGAATGCCGTAAACGCGGGTGATGATCGGCTCAAGCAACTCAGATTGCAGACGCCCCAACACACTGGTTAGGATTCGCTCACGTTCTTCCGTGCCCTGCTGGACACCCTGAGCGGTCACATACTGCAAATCCCTGAATGACTGGATGTTGATGATATCCGCAAAGAAGGTGCGGCGGATTTGCTCGCGCCTATCCTTCGCCGCGCTATCCACCAACTGCGGCTGAACGCCAAGGTTCAACACCTCGGGCTTTGCCCCACCCTTCTTTTTGTAAACCTTGCTGAATGGCTGCCACTTAAATTCACTCAAGAGCGAATCATCATCAATGACAACAGGTGGCGCAGCCGCAATCTGCTTTGCCTTAAGGGAGATATCCTCAATCTTGTTAAGAACCAGAATATCATTCAAACACTGCATTGCCGGGCTGTAACCATACACGTCACCAGATAGACGCGCCCAACGAGCAACAATCATTGCATCCTCTTGGAAGCCACCTTCCTCAAGTTCAACGCCGTTATCCATATCAATCCAAATGGAGGCAATCGGCATACTCTTCTTGTCACGCTTGGAATAGTCAGCATCACGGCGCGGCATAATGCAGTGAAGAAGTGTAACCTCTTTATCTGGGTCATCCTTATACAGACGCTTCCAGTTGGTATGAAGTTTCTCAGCCCCATACTCTTCCACCACTTCACGAATTGGCTTCTTCACCTCGCGGAAGATCGTATCAATGCGACCACTGCTTTCAGCAACCACAAACTCCGCAACGTTACGAGCCTCAAACCTAATGAGGTCCAAATCATTCGGCTGAATAAGCAGGCCACCAGTTCCATAAATCAAGAGGTCGGTATAAACCTCAATCATCGCTTCACCGAAATTGGTCTGCTGAAGATAGTGATTGGTGATGCGTCCAACCTTCTCCAACCAATCAGATACTTCCGGCTGATTGGCAAGGTTGGCATCACTGATCGTTGCCAAGAACCAATCCGTGGTCGGATTGGTCAAAGCACCGTTGAGGGAGTGCGCCAACTGAATAGCGGCTTCCGTAGCAGTGGTATCAAGCACAGTAACGTTGCGCTTACCACCGCTCACACTCTGATTATTCATATTACGAGGAACCGGAGAAACGTAATCGGCTACCTGCTGGTAAATGGACAACCAACCCTGCTTATTCGCCTTTAGTTTATTATACCGGGCCTTGATCTTGTTAACGTCAACAGCCATTCAAACACCACCCTTCAGCGGATTACGCCTGACCCAACAGGGTCTTCTTCTGCAAATTCGCTTTCCGCACTGGTGAGGATCGTGCTTTCACGACCAGCAGCCGCCGCAAGGCGCTTGCGCTCATCATCAGCCGCACGCTTCACAGACGGGTCTTCCGTGGTCGGGGGCGGCGGCGGCGGTGCAGGCGGGGGAGCGGACTTGCCACCACCACCACCAAAGGACCAGCGGCGGGGATCACCCATTTCCGTGAAATCCTCACCAGGGAAATCACTCCACATCTTATTAACTTCAATCATCAGTTCACCTTTCTATAAAATGATCCTGTTGGCTCAAATCCCATATTGGCAAAGAACTTCTCAGCCCTGTTCGTTGAAAGCCCGTGGTTCACACCGACAAAAATCTCTTTAGCGTTTATTGTCTTTGTCGCCCATTCCTCATATGCACGAATGAGCATCATCGCAGCCCTGCCGCCGCGACACTCACGCCTTACAAATATTGCCTCCATACCAGCCGATACTTCACGGCAATACATATACGGCGCAGCGTGAGCCACAATATAACCAATCAACACACCATCACGCTCACAAACCCACACACCAAAGCGCGCTTCAGGTTCCGTTGACAGTTTCGCATAATATGAAACAACATCTTCTTCAAACGGCATATGCGGAGAAGTCTCACTAACGTGCAACCCCACCAATTCAATCAATGCATCAATGTCACTTACAAGACACGGCCTTACAATCATCACTCACCTATTTATAAAAGAATCAGATTTCCAATGGGTTCCATCCGCTATCTGGCTTGTCATACCTACGCCAATCATACGTTTTGCCCGCATAAGCGCGCACCTCTTCAACGCCAAGAGCCAGATACCTAAATGCATCCGAACCGTGGCTATATTCATCGTGAACAGGCTTGGGAGATAGAACGCCGTGCTTATCAATGATCGGGCGGCACTGCTTCAAACAAGAAATGCCACGCTCAGTCTTTTCCTCATTGAAGCGGCAACGATCCAACATAACACGCGCCGCATTAATGCCCTCAATGACGCTCATACGAGGAATGACAATATCAAAATCAATCCCGTAGTTACGTGCAATCTCACGTCTGGTTGGCGCACCAAACAAATCATTAGAACGCACCTCAATATCGTGAGGCGCAATATGGGAACCAAAGTTGTATGGCTTGGAGTTTACAAGCGAACACCAGTCTGGAATGGAAAGGCCGGAACCTTCCTCATAATCAATCAGGTGAATTTCATTACCGATGATCTGGAAGAACCAGATAGCGGTTGCATCCGCCATACCCAAATCCCACGCGGTATGAACGGGATGAGCCTTGTTCCAGCCGTAAGACCCGATGTGACCGGCGGCGGCAAGGCGGGACAATTCCTTGACGTAAAACGCCCCAGGAATGGCACCCTCAAAGGAACACATAAACTCCTGTTCAAACGCCTCTTCCGTCTGCCCCTCTCGGATTTCGGCAATCTCTTCCTCATTGAAGACACCCGACCGAGTGATGGGAATAACAGCAGAGAACCACTTGGCTGGGTTGGCATTGGCCTCTTTGAGTTTCAGCCAAAGAAGGTTGTTTCCCTTGCCCTTCGGAGTGCCAACGAAAATCACCCATCCCTTCTTATCCTGAAGGGCGGGGAAGATAACGAGGGAATACACTTGCTCGGGGATGTCTTGGCACTCATCCAAAACCGCCCCATCCCAACCCTTGCCACGAAGGGCCTCCGGGTTCTCACACCCGTATAGGGTGATGCGGGCACCGTTGGGGAAGTCGCACCTCAGTTCCGATTCATTGAAGGAAATGCCTTGAAGGCCCTTCGTGTAGGTCTTGAAGAAATCCCACACGATATCCTTAGCCTGCATACGCTGGGGGGCGATATAGGCAAACCTACCGTTGGGCTTTTGAAGCGCCTTGAGGATCAATTCATTAACGCAAAACACAGTCTTGCCAGCACGACGATGAATAACGATTGCGTTCCTTCGCGTCAGACTTTGATGCAATACCCGCTGATAGAGACGCGGAGAGTATGGGTGAACCCATTCTGCCATTGATAACCACCTAACTGTTCTTGTTGGTGGTATTTATCTTTGCGTCCCGAAAACTCTGCGCCTTGAAAGGAGGCATTTCAAAAACTTGAAAAATTATGTGTGACCCTTGGGACAAGGAAACGGCGCGGGTATTCATTTTTGGGGTATGGGGTGCAATCAACCCACCCCCATACATCATCAATCTTCGTCCCGCCTAACGTCGCCCATCTTCACACTTATCCTCTTCCTGTTCCTCTCATCAATCTTCTCATCAATCATTTTTCCCCTTGCCTATGCCTATCACCTGTGCCATATGTCCACTCGCAACGTCGCTCAACGTTGCTTGTTTGTAACCTGCAAGTGAAAGGCAAACCCTAATGGCTGGTATCACTACCACCCGCTTCATTGGCTCAGTTGCCCGTGATTTGGTTCTCATTCAGAACATTGTGACTGGCTACTATGTCACGGTGGCTAATGATAACGAGATGAACGAGGTGATTGAGACGAACAAGGTTGCGGAGATTGGTGATAAGATTACTCATTCGTTTGAGTGACCTTATCAGAGAGGGGGAGCAATCCCCCTCTCAACCAGCCAAGTGTTTGAATGGTGATATGATGGAGTTTGTTGCAGACGTTCAAAGCGGAACGGTGCATATGGTTTCCCCATCCGTTGGCAAGGCCATTATGGACTTGGACACATACGAGAGCGGGCAGATAGTGGCACTCACGCCATATCACGCTTTGGTGAGGTGGGGGAACGGCAGGAGCAAGGTATATCGGTGGCTACAACGCCAACCAGATTGAGTGAGAGGGGCGGGAAACCGCCCCTTTTCACGTCTGAAGATGATAAGATGATTTGGGATTGAAATTGGGTGTTGACACGGTTTGGAGAGAGGGTTTAGAAACTGAGTATGGTTGGTGGGTTGCTCACCTACCAATCGGGTTTCCGAGGAAGCCCACGCTCTTTGAAAGGCAATCGTGCCTGCATCGTGCATAGTGGAGGTTTACAATGGCTAAGGCTGCTACTGGTTCGCTGCTGTCGCTTCTGAACATCGTTGATGAGAAGAAGCCCGCTCCCCAGCAGATGGGGAAGGACCCGGTGAAGAACTACATTGCTGGTCTTGAGGAACAGATTGGTTTCGTGAAGCGTGAGATTGCGGGTGAACCGCTCCCGCTCACGAAGTCGGGTAAGAAGCCTCGTCTGGTCTATTGGAAGAAGGGTTTGGAGTTCTTCGTTTCCGTCCAGTACGGTTCGGTTCCGATGGACTTGGGCGGTGGTTCCACCATCAAGGCCGGTAAGACCCTGGCTGAAGTTGAGAAGGTGTTGAACACCCTCAAGGAAGCCGCTCAGAAGGGTGAACTGGACGAACCCATTCACGCAGCCGCCGCCGCGATTTCCAAGCGGCTGGCGGGCAAGGGTGGGCGCCGTCGGGCCTAACCCACACCACGTCAAACAGGGGCACCCCTCACCGGGTGCCCCTTTTCTTTTGCCCTCTTGCCCCTTCCCCATCGCCCTTGTAAACTTGCAACGCTGGTCCACAGATTTACAAGGGGGCGGAAATGCGCCGCTTCGTCGCCTACTACCGCGTATCCACCACCAAACAGGGTCAATCCGGCCTTGGCTTGGAAGCCCAACAATCAGCCGTTGCCGCATACCTGAATGGTGGGCGGTGGGAGTTGGTTGGTGAGTTTGTGGAGATTGAGAGCGGTAAGAAGAATGACCGCCCACAATTGGCTCAGGCGTTGAAGGTAGCCAAGGCCAACAAGGCAACGTTGGTGATTGCCAAACTGGATAGGCTGGCCCGTAACGTCCACTTCATATCCGGGTTGATGGAAAGCGATGTTGATTTCGTGGCGTGTGATATGCCCGATGCCAACAGGCTCACCATTCACATCCTTGCTGCTGTTGCCGAACACGAACGAGAAATGATTAGCCAACGCACCAAAGCCGCTCTTGCAGCCGCTAAGGCGCGAGGAACGAAGTTGGGCGGCAGTGACAAAGGCAGGGACATTGGCAAGGCCCGTGAGAAGATGGTTGAGAAGGCGGATGCCTTCGCGGCTTCCCTCTCCCCCGTGTTGAGGGAGATACAGGAAGCAGGCATCACCTCCCTATCGGGGATCGCCAGGGCCCTCACCGCCCGAGGCGTCCAGACGGCGCGCGGTGGGTCTTGGACGGCTAAGGCTGTTTCCAACCTCCTGGAACGGCTGTAGGGTCCTCGCCTGGTCGCGCGCCTGGTCGTGTGGATCGGCACCCAGCCGGGGCTTATGGGTTCGCGTTGAAGAAGGCTTGTGCGAAGCCTGGGGGCGTAACTGAGCGCAACGCGGCGCGGGCCTTGCTCTCACCCATCAACCACATCTTACTGCCCTCAGTGGCCTCTACAGGCGTCTTCACGGGGATGGTGAAATCACCCCACAGACAGGTTCGCTTGGTATAGGGGTCACCGTAATCACAGGGCTGGAACACCAGCCTTGGCTTCCCCAGATACCGGGTTAGCCGCCCAACCGGATTCTCCAATGCCCACCACTTGGGCTTATGGATGGCGATAATCCGCATACAGGCGTCAACAACCGCCAAACCCTCCAACAAGGCACTCTCCCCCTTCTCCTCCCACCAGCGGGCACCGGAGCGGGCAAAGTGTGTGCAGGGTGGTCCCGCCAAGATGCCCTGAATGGGCTCATTAATGTGCTGGATCAAACGAACATCATCACCGTTCTTCAACTCGTAACGGCGAACATCGTAACCTGCTTTTAGGTAAGGCTCACTCCAAGTGCCCCCACCACTACATAGTTCCAAGATAATCATACCGATATTTATTTTTCGGTATGATTTGACACTCACAAATCAAACGTCAATACAAAGGCGATTTAAAGCCCATACAGGCCAGTTTCTTCTTAGTGGCTACCTACCTGCCCAAAAACATTTCATTGGCCTGTACGGGGCTTAAATCGCGCTTGTGAGATACTTACATTCCTTCTTCTCTATCGGCAGACTGAACGTTATCAACCTCAATGCAATCCGCATCAATAATCCCAAGCCTACGCTTCTCTTCCAAAAACTCTTCCGGTGGCATCAACCCAAACTGGTGAACAACGGTTAGCGTGTTGTCGCTGGTGTTGTGGTTCTCGTTGATCTTCTCTCTTGGGGAGGATGCATCAATCAGGTTCCAAAGCAACTTCGCTTTAGTCTCATCCTGTTTGTTGATATATTCCTTCTTAACAATCTTCACATATTGCAGCAATGGATTGAAACCCATTTCCTCCAACTTCTCACGCAACAATACCGCCTTGTTGCGGGTGCCCTTCGGCTTGCCAGCCGGGTTAAGGGATGGAGCCCCCTTCACCATATTGGGATTGCCACGCTTCTTCTTAGGCTTTGGCTCATCATCATCCATCGGCAGACTGTCATTCTTCTCTATCGGCAGACTATCAATCGGCTGATTTTCAAAAATGTTGAAAGGCGCGTTGGGTTCTCCCAACAATACACCCCTCTCGTTCGCCAAAGCACCATCTACATCAACGGATTTCTCACACTTTTTCACACTCATATGCGCTCCCCTATAGGGAAATGCCTGTTCGTAATGGCATTTTTCCCCAATAAATCATTGGCTACGCATATTTATTGAATAGGGTTGGAAATGGCGTGCTGTTGCAAAAGGAAAGCCCCCTTGCCTGGAGGGAGCAAGGGGGCCAGTTTTACCGCTATGTTTGGAACGGATGTTCCACTTTAAGGAGGAGTATATAAGATTAACCAGTAAGTCGCTCAACTTACGAATATATTTATACACCATCGCTCATTTGGTTGTCAAAATACCGCTCAACATTATTCCTCATTACCAATCATCTTCACTCATACGCGGGCCGTTGTTATGCTGCGTCTTCCCTGACCCATCAAACCAATATGCCTTCCAATAGAACTGCTTGGCGTGGAAATCTCCCTTGCGGAATGGCAAGCGCCAATAATCATCACCAAGCCACATAAACACTTCACCCTCATTCATAAAGTTTGGTTCTTTGAGGGATGGATTGCCGTAGAACCTAAACCCACAGAACCCCCACATTGCCCTTGGGTTCTTTGGTCGGCCTCCGGTCACTGGTTGAAGCAATCCATATGCCTGCCATTCTTTCGCATCCAACGTATCAAGGATGCGCTCACCCCAACGTTTCAAGTCCGCTTTCTCTTCCTGGGTCAATGAACGCTTGGCGTAATCGGCCATCACCTCATCCAAGTAACCAAGGAACTTAGGGTTCTCGCTCTTGTTGGTTGCCGTCTTGGCGCTCATTCGGTGTTGCCACTCACTTCCTTGTGTTCCGTCCTTCCAGTTGATTTGCGCCTTCATAATCCACATCCGGTCACGGTTGTTCCTCACACTCGGCGGGTTATGAACCAGTTGGAGGGATAGTTCCTTGACCGGCTGGTTGATGATCGGGTTCGGGCTGGGTTGCGGGGTTGGCGGGGTTGCATTCCGCCAGTCATATTCAAAAAAACCCGTATGGATGGGAGCCGAATGGACAACATCCGTATGGATGGCATCTGGGATAGATTCCTCATTGGATGAACCCGGATGGGGGAAGTCCGTATGGACCAAACCCGAATGGATTTCTTCAGACGAAGGAGAAAAAAAGTCTAATCTCTTAATCTTCTTAATCTCCTTAATCTCCTTAATCATTAGGCTTTCATCATTTGAAGAAATAATAGGTTCATATGAACCCGCGTTATAAATATCCAT